TATACGCCGGTTCGAGTCAGGGGGGTAGTGTTAAAAGGTCAAACCAGCCATGCAGATAAGTGTTAAGTCAGACGTTGATAAAGCCCTCAAAAGTATGAGGGGATTACAACGGAAGCAGATGCCCTTTTCCGCTGCACTTGGTCTTAGCATGACAGCTACCAGATATCCCAACCCCGTTGGATAAGCACAGTATTCAATAATGCCGAAAAAGGAATTAGTCGGTTAAAGCCACATGTATAGGAAAAAAGTTAGCCCTATTAGGACAAGGGAGCCGTTAAGAGCGCCGTCAACCCATTTGGCTTTGGATGTTTGATCCTCACAACCTCAGAAACCAGACTGGATCAAGGCTGGGTTGTATGCTCAATGCTGGAAGTCCGCGATTGAAATTTTCCCCGTCGCCAGATACCATGCGATTGCCAAATACTCATTGAGCGCCTTATTCCAGATACTGAGCCCAACATTCTTCGGCACGGCATCCCACCATGTATATTCATAGACCATGGGGCTGAACGGGCGTCCAAGGATTTGGAGCCCTTGATGGCGTAAGCTGGCCGCCATCCGCGTCATATGCACATCTGTGGTCACTAGAAACACCACTTTCACACCTGCGGGACGCAGCAGCTGCGCAACATTTCGCGCCGTGTCGTAAGTGGTTCGCGAATGTTGCTCAAGCCGAATATCAGCGGTTTCCTCCAAATTGAAGAAACGAAACAATATTTTTGCTTCCGAATCTTGACTCCCTGGCATAGGACCTCCGGAAATGATCAGAGGCAGACCATACCTCTTGTGGAGATCTAACCCACTCGTCATTCGTGAAACCGAATAGTTGTTTGGCCACCATCTATGATTCTGATCCTCGAAAGCTCCCCCCGTGGGTATCAAGACAACCTCCGGCATAATCGGATCACCCGGAACCCACGGCTTTACCGCGTGAAGTAATGGTTGAATTGCCACTTTGCCAGTTATCGGCATGAAAATGAGGATGAAAACGACGGCACCGAGGATAAACAGAAGCCTCCCAACTCGCTCGTTGCGTCGCTGAACTAGCCACCCGACGATCAATATCAAGACCAATGAGAATGGCGGCATAATAAATGCGTTAATAATTTCCATCATACGTCACACCATACGAATAAATAGGCCTAGTCGGTTAAAGCCACATGTATAGAAAAAAAGTTATCGCTATGAGGACAAGGGTGCCGTTAAGGGGGCCGTCAAACCATTTGGGTTTGGATGTTTGAACTTCAACCTCAGAAACCAGTTGTTTGTTTTCAACTTGGGTTGTTGAGAGCGGCGGGGGTAGGGTTCGTTCCATGTCTAATGTTATATACTAAAGGCAATGTATGACCAAAAAGAAAACTGCCGCTAATAAAATAGTAATACCCTACACCCCCAGACCGCTTCAGAAGGAGTTCCATATAAACGCCAGACGGTGGAATGTGGCTGTTTGTCATCGTCGTTTTGGTAAAACGGTTATGGCCGTAAACTGGTTGGTGAGGTGTTTAATTGAATGCCAGCACAAGAACCCACAAGGAATGTTTATAGCCCCGACTTTTGGCCAAGTGGAAAAGATAGCTTTTGAATATTTAAAGGAAGCAACGGCGGTATTTCCTGGAGTCAAATTTAATGCCGCCAAACTCAGATGTGAAATACCCCATCCCAGCTTGGGCAAGATTTCAATATATCTGTTAAGCGGCTCGAACGAGTCTTCCGAAAATCTGAGAGGCATGTACGCAGACGCTGTGGTCTTAGATGAATTTGCCGATATTCCACCAAAGGTCTTTCCTCAAATTCTGAGGCCAGCTTTGGCTGACCGTCGGGGATCGTGTCTCTGGATTGGAACACCAAAAGCAGAGGATCAGTTCAAGGCCACCTACGATCAAGGTTTGGCCGAAGTAGCAGCTGGTAATCCAGATTGGTATGTATGTCTGTTTCCAGCAAGCAAAACGAATGTATTGCCGCAAGCGGAGATTGAAGAACTTAAAAGCCAGATGTCGGACAATGAGTTTCGACAAGAACTGGAATGTGATTGGTCAGCAAATTTAACAGGTGCCTACTATGCCGATTACTTAAATAAAGCAGAAGCGGAACAGAGAATAGGCAACGTTCCTTACGACGAAACCATGCTTGTGAACACAAGTTGGGATTTAGGCGTAAGAGATATGACAAGCATTTGGTTCTGGCAGGAAACGCCATCGAGCCAGATAAGACTTATAGATTGTTATCAAAACAATGGTGAAGGCTTGGCCCATTATACCCAAGTGCTTCAGCAACGGTCTTTTGATAAAGGGTATTCGTACGGTGACCATTTGTTACCTCACGATACTAATTCTCGCATCATGGGCGCAACAGCACAAAGAAGGTCAGATATATTAAGACAACTTGGACTACTGCCTACAATCGTGCCAATGCGCAAAGTTGCGGAAGGTATCGAATCAGTTAGGGCGCTATTGCCCCGATGCTGGTTCGATGCTGAGAAGTGTGCCGAAGGTTTAAAAGCCCTTCGGCACTATCGAGTTAAAGAGAGTAGTGGCCTTCCGCTGCATGATTCAAGTTCTCACTTTGCTGATTCCATGAGGTATCTGGCTATCGGCTACCGTGAAGGCATGTCGAAGTTCGGAGCTTATCGGAAACCCTGGGATCAGAAGATTGAGTACCCAAATTCACAACAGTTTGTGTGAGTTCGCTAAGCGCCTTTGGTGCGCCGTCTTTTGGCACAAGCTCAGTTTAATCAGAGGTGATCGCTTTCTAACATGCAGTCGTTGCGGCCATCGTTTGATCGATCCAAACCAACGTGAAGAAGAATAATGGCAGGATTACTGGATAGGGTCTTACCAAGTAAGGCATATACGCAATATGATGGCTGGGCCGCGCAGGCCGTTTAACGTTTGGTGAATTAGTTTGTTAATTTCTTAGTAAGGTCGCGGGCTTTCTCTTTCGTTTTTACAGGTTCGGGTTTTGCTTGTTCCCAGTCCTGCTTCAATTGCTCTTTTATATCTTTAATTTCGGGTTTTGCTTGTTCCCAGTCCTGCTTCAATTGCTCTTTTATATCTTTAATTTCGGGTTTTGCCCGTTCCCAGGCCTGCTTCGCTAGGGGTACGATTTCTTCTTTTACAACACGAGCAACCTTTGCTCGAACCTCAGGATCATTTGCAAATTTTTGAACTGCCATCCGCGCAACTGATTTAAAAAACAACAAAATGGTTCTCCTAATACTTCACGAACCCGGCAGGGTTTGTCCACGTATAACCTAGAACTGTTGGAAGCCTTCGGCAATCCAACTCTTCACTTACAAAAAGAAAGGCAGTCCCAATGAGCATACGATTAGAAGTTTTAAGCAGAGAAATTCTGGAGCGGTTAAACGCCCTGGAAAGGAAAGTTGAAAGCATCACCATCCCAATAAATGAAATTAGCGTTGAACCCGAACCCAATGGCCAACTTGTTCCTAAGCACATCATGTTTGGTAAATGGGGTTTGGCTGATGAAAACGGTGAAATGCTCGACGCTGGCCCTTATTCAAAAGACGCGGCGATAAAGGCCGCTGAGATGGTTTCTTAATATATGGCGAGATCCAAAAAGGTTTCGAAAGAAGCCTTAAAATCTATTATCGCAGACGGTCTTCGTAACTCCGCTGGTTACACCGGCGGAGAATTGCAGCGTAGACGTGAGAAAGCCCTTGAGTATTATCTGGGCTACCCAATGGGTACGGAGGTCGAGGGGCGCTCCAGAGTCATCTCTACCGACCTTATGGACACTATAGAGTCCATGCTACCGTCACTATTGAAACCGTTCACCAGTTCAACAGAAGTTGTTCAATTTGACCCTGTCAGCCCCGAAGACGAAGCGGCGGCGGATCAAGTCACTCAATACTGCAACCATATCTTTCTCAAAGATAATGATGGCATCAAGTTGATGCATGAGGCGTTTAAGGATGCGCTCCTTAGCGGCTTTGGATGTTTCAAGGTTTTCTTTGAAGAAAAGACGGACGTTACCACAGAGACTTTCGAAAGTTTGACCGACGACGAAATGGTCCTCCTTCTGGCGGACCCAGAGGTTGAAGCGGTTGAGCATAATTTAGACGCCCCTGATGGGCTGGGGTTGGCCATCGAGGCTGACATTGCTCCCGCTTCAACACACTCCCTTAAAATACGACGAACAAAGAACGAAGGGCGTGTGAAAGTTGAAACAGTAGCCCCAGAGGATTTTTATATTGAACGCCGCGCCCGAACTCTGGAAGAAGCAAATTTTGTAACCCATCGTTCGAGGTATACCGTAAGTGATCTTATCGCTATGGGGTATTCCAAAAAACAAGTTGATGAGATCCCTTCACTTGATGAAGAAGACCTAAGCACTGAAAAGCTGTTGCGTGAACAATTAGACGACAGCGATTTCGGCAGTAGCCATCACGGCGAAGACGCTTTCGATCCAACCCGAAGAGAAGTTTGGTTATATGACTGTTTTATAAAGTGTGACCGCAACGGCGACGGTATTGCCGAATGGGTTCGCGTTTTAGGGGTGGAACAGGCGCACATTCGATTCTGGACGAGGAAGAGGTCGACGGTCCACCTTTCGCAACTTTAATTCCAATACCCATGCCGCACAGGTTCTTCGGTATGTCATTGGCCGATCAGCTTTTTGAAATTCAGGAA